TCTTGCCGGTTTCAGAAAGAGCAAGCGCCTTTTAGTCAAGCTGTTTTTAACGGCGATACCTATGAACCTATCGAAGCGATTGACGCCCCAATAAAAGGGGCTGTACGATTAAAAAAGGTAGGTCCTAACAATGGTTAGTGTTAAATGGCACGGCTTGGAGAAATTGACTATGACCATTTCAAACGCTCACCCAAACGCTGTTAAACTCTCTATAGCTGTTTTAAAAAATAACGGTGAACGGGGGAAAGCAGTGGCAAAGAAAAAAGCCCCGGTTGATACAAGCTTCTTGAAAAATCATATCACTACTTCTTATGCTGGAATGGAAGCACGTATTCACGCAGAAGCCGGATATTCCGGATATCAGGAATATGGGACAAGGTTTCAGCCTGGGACGCCATTCATGCGCCCAATGATCCAGGAAGTTCAACCGCAATTTCAGGAAGACATGACAAACGTAATGAAGGGGGTGTTTAAATGACGCCAAACCATGAATTATTTAGATTAATTTATAAGATGGCTGAAGCAAAAGCACCAACTTTTGATTTTTTGCCGGAAGCTGGGACAAAATACCCCTTTATTTACATAGGCGAAAATACGGCACAGGAAGCCCGAAACAACGACCTTTGGGGTACAGTGGGCCAAACGGTCCATATTTACGCTACAAGGGAACAGCGGGCCTATTCGGACGATATTTCAGCCTATTTAGAAACGCTTGTCAAGAATATTTCCGGGAAGTGGGAATATAACTTGAATCACACTACGACAGATAAACAGATCATACCCGATAACACAGATGTCCAGCCATTGCTTCATGTGGTTTTGGACTTTTCTTTTACCTATACGAAAAAGGAGAAAAATAACTAATGGCAGAATTAATGCAAGGAAAAGACTATATTGCATTTTTCCGACGCGTCAAAGATCAAAAGAAACAAGACGCCGGAAAAGTAAGATTCCAAACGGAATTGACTTTAAACGCTGAAAAAGAAGTAGAAACAACGAAAACCAAGGATGGAGTTGTGAACTCAGTTTCAGACGGTGAAACTTCAGGCGAATTTACTTCACTTGCTTACCGTGAAGACAAAGATACGGTCAATATGTGGAAGGAAATGCGCAAATGGTTCCGTAATACGGATAAAATTGAAGTTTGGATTGTGGACCTAGCAAGTAAGTTTGAAGATGGCGGAAAGGAAAAATATGATGTGGAATACTACCAAGGATTCTTTAAAAACTTTGAAATTTCCGCGCCCGCTGATGATAAAGTAGAGCTTACTTATGAAATGGCTATTGATGGAAATGGTGTGATCAGCACTGACACACTCACAGAAACCCAAAAATCAGCCATTAACAAGGCGCAATATGAATACCACACTTTGGCTAAAGAGGGCGAAGGTACAGGGTTACCAGCCTAATTTTTCAGGGGCTTTAAAGCCCCTTATTTTTTTGGATTTAAAGGAGAAAAAAAGACATGATTTTAACTATCGGTGGAAAAGACTATACTTTACATTTCGGAATTGGTTTCTTGCGTGAGATGAACAAGCTTCATTCAGCGGAATTAGAAGGAATGAAAACCGGTTATGGTGCTATGACGCTATTTAATGCCGGGAAAGCCTTAAATGACCCTTTGGCTTTTATCGACGTGATCAAAGCCGGAACAGTTACGGAAGCGCAAAAGCCTTCAAATGAAGCTATTGAAAAATATCTTGAAGAGCTGATTTTAAATGAACAGTATGACAAAGTTATTGAAGACTTGGTTAATGAGTTAAAAGCGTCACCCCTACTCAAAAAGGCAATGAACCTAGTAGAGTAGGGAACTCCGACCCGTCAAGTTCTAATTTTGGCTATGATGAAACTTTAGCGCTCCTTATTGCCCGCCATAATATGACATTTACGGAAGCAATGCGGACCACGCTAGAAGAATTTGAAATTTATAACATGGCTTACGCTATTCAGCAAGAAGACAAGCGCCTTAATTCCGCTATCCAGGCTTGGTTTAATCAATCGGTTAAAGCTCAAAAGGGCCGGGGCAAGTCAGCCCGTCCGGCGTTTAGGAATTTTGAAGAATTTTATAACCATAAAGAAGAATTTGATAGGATTTTCCAAAAAAATCAACCTAAAGAAAAAGCCGTACCGCCTAGAAAACTAGACATGGCGGAACGGAATAGATTAATTAATCAAGCAAGGAAAGGAGGGATTTAATGGGAGCAGATTTTGACGTAACGGCCATACTGAAAGCGAATGTTTCAGACTTTAGAAGTGGTTTAAAAGAAGCCCAAAGTTCTTTGGAGAGCTTGCGGAATCAAACCGGGTCAAGTCTTGAAAAATTAAGCGGGACACTTCACGGCGTCGGTGATTCCATGATCAAAGTAGGGGCCGGAATGACAGCCGGTTTCACTTTGCCGGTTGTCGGTGCTATTGGTGGAGTTGTCAAGTCGTTTGCAAGTCTTGAACAGGCCGTAGGTGGTATTGAAACCATGTTTAAAGGTTCCGCTAATACTGTTATCAAAAATTCAGAAACAGCATACAAGCGGGCCGGTGTTTCCGGTGTGAAATACATGGAGCAAGTAACGTCATTCAGTGCTAGCTTGCTTCAGGGGCTTGGTGGAGATACCGCGCAGGCCGCCAAATATGCGGACATGGCAATAGTTGATATGTCTGATAATGCGAATAAGTTCGGTACTAACATTTCAGACATTCAAAACGCTTACCAAGGTTTTGCGAAAGATAACTATACCATGCTTGACAACCTTAAATTGGGTTATGGTGGCACACAGGAAGAAATGGCCCGGCTGGTTAATGAATCCGGCGTAATGGGTGATAGCTTCAAGGCTACGGCCAAAAACGTGAAAGACATTCCGTTTGATAAGTTAATTCAAGCTATCCACGTTACACAGGAACGGCTAGGAGTAACCGGAACCACGGCAAAAGAAGCGAGTGAAACAGTTTCCGGATCCTTTGAAGCTATGAAGGCTTCAGCTCAAAACCTTGTGGCCGGCCTTGGTCAGAAAAACGCTGATATCAAAGGCCTAATGGAAAACCTGAAAGAAACAGTTATTACTTTTAAGGATAACATTGTACGGGTTTTAGGCACAATTTGGGATAACTTACCACTATCACCACTTCAAAAGTGGGTGGGAGCCTTCACCGTAGCGATCGGGCCTATTATGACAGTAGTAGGAACGGTTACAAAGGTAGTAGGGACCATTGTAGGGGTGGTTAGTAAGGTTTCAGGGGCTATTTCTAGCCTAATCGCTGGTTTCCAAAGTGCAACGGCTGGGGGTTCAGCTATTTCCGGCGTTTTTGGTTCAATCGGTACCGCTATAGGTTCCATTACCGCCCCGGTTTGGGCCGTAATTGGTGTTATTGGGCTATTCGTGGCCGGTTTAGTAGGCCTTTATAAGTCTAGTGAAGAATTTAGGGATAAGGTTAATTCAGCCTTTCAGGCGGTTTATAAGGCTGTTTCAAGCGCTATTAATGAAGTTGTGGCCTTTGTAAAACAGATCTTTGGAACTCTTATTTCTTGGTGGAATGAAAATCACCAGCTTATTCTTCAGACGGCTGAAACTGTATGGAACGCTATCAAGTCGGTAGTAGAAACGATTGTAAACGCCATTGCCCCAATTATTGAAGCTGGATGGAACGCTATAGTTCCGATTGTTACAACAGTTTGGGGCCTAATCAAGAACGTAGTTGAAACCGGTTTAAATGTAATTTTAGATATTATCAAGCTAGTAATGCAGATTATTAATGGCGATTGGTCCGGTGCGTGGGAAACCATTCAAAATATCGCTTTGACGATTTGGGAAGGTATTAAAACCGCGATAGGAATTGCTATTGAAGGACTTACCCAAATTATTCAAACAGGGCTAGAACTTCTTAACCAAATTTGGACCACAATTTGGAATACTATAATGGCGGTTGTTAGTCCTATTTGGGAATTTATTTGTAACCTTGTTAGCACTTCAATTCAATTTGTAAGCGATACTATAAACAATATTCTTACGTTTATTTCAGAAACTTGGAACACTGTTTGGACTACCATTTCAGACTTTTTAAGCAATACTTGGACCGCCATTTCTGAAACAGTTTCAACCTTTATTAATGCGGTTTGGCAAACTATTCAGAATGTACTAAATACAATTTCAGAAACATGGAACAATATTTGGACGGCGGTAAAAGATAAAGCTATAGAGATTTGGGAAGGTATTAAAAGCTTTCTTTCCGACACAATGAACAACATTTATAACACTATTTCAGAAATTTGGAATAATATCACTTCGTTTGTATCTAATACAATGAGTGAAATTTCTTCAAGAATTTCTAGCGTGTGGAATGATATAGTTTCTTCAATTACCGGATTTATGAATGATATTTTTAGCGCCGTACAAAAGGGCTGGAATGACGCTGTTAATGCGGTAGCTGAAGCAGGTGGAAAGATTGTTGAAAAAGTAAAAACAGCATTTTCAGACGCTATTTCAGGTGCAAAAGAATTTGCAAGTAAGGCTATAAACGTCGGGAAAGACCTTATAATGGGGTTTGTTGACGGTGTTAAAAACTGTGCTAAAAAGCTAATTGATGCCGTGGGGGGCGTAATTGGTGATGCTATTGATTGGGCTAAAGGCTTACTTGGTATTAAATCGCCTTCACGTCTATTCCGAAAATTCGGGGTTTACACTGATCAAGGTTTCATTCTTGGTGTTGATAGTAAGGCTGAACAAGTAGCGAAGTCAGTTGGAAACATGGCACAAGGTGCTATTAATGCCTTTACTGATAAGGACCTATCGGGGACATTCCAAGATGAATTGAGTTCGGTAGATGGAGCGCTAGGAAGCCTTACCGCTTATGATCCAAATGTTAATTTTGACGGTGGAATTTTGACGGTTAACCAACAGCCGGCAGATATTACCTTAAAACTTGGTAATACAGCTTATAGAGCATTTACCAACGATATCACCAATGAGCAACAAATGGAATTAATTTTAGATAGTTACTAGGAGGTAAAAAAAGTATGTATAATTACGCTAATCTGAAGAAATTAGATCAAGCCGTTACAGCTTTAGAGCCTAGCGACAATCTAATTATTAACGGCCAGCCCCTCAATAATTTAATTGAGGGGTACCGCCATTTAACCGTTTCCGGCCGTGGGTTACTTACTCAAAACGTTTCTACTACCAAAGTGACAGGCCGGCGCGGTGTTTGGGTGGAAGATCTTGCGGATGAAGAACGCACCCTGGAAATTAAATACCAGCTTGAAGCGAACACCAGCGCACAAATGCGGGATAAGTTTGCTAAACTAAATAAAATTTTAAGGACACACGCACCAAGCGGATTTCTTGAAATTACTTTCCGGGATGAACCGGAATATATTTACTATGGTTATTTCAACGGAGCAGATAGCTTTGAAGAAACCAATCTAAGTATTGTTAGTAAGTTCAGCTTGTTAATTCCGGATGG